CAAGCCAACGAGGCGCTGACGGCAGCAGACAAGCGGGATGTGATGCTTGCGCTGATGCTTAAGAGCAAGCCGCCAAAGGACGCCGGACAGCGGGCCGCGGTGCTTGCCGCCATCACAGAGCTTTTCCCGAAGAGCGATGGTAAGGCGCAACCGAGATACATAGATTTCCACCAGGACGCGCGTCTGATCCGGTCGGCGTTCCTCCGCATGGGGATAGACCTGACGCGGCAGAAAATCCATTTTTTCCAGTTCCTGGAATTGTTGGGCGACCTCCCGGAAGACACGGCGCTGGCGCGTGTGATTGACATACGCCGGAGGCCGCTGCCGGAGCCGACGAAATCCAACGGCAAACAGATAGCCGCCTTGATGGAGGCAAAGACAAAGGTGGCCATCCGGCTGCCGGAAGAAGAACAGCGGAGGACGTTCGCGGAAAGCCTCCGAAGCAGTAGCGTGTTAAGGGGGTGATCCCATGGGCGAGGATGGCCGCATAGTCTACAAGGTTGTCCTGGATGACGGCAACGTTGTAAGTGAGGCGCAGGCCGCCGGCAAGAAGGCCGGCAACGCGTTAAAGGACGCCAAAGGCGGCGCGGGTATCTTGCAGGAGGTCATGGTTGGCGCGGCCCGGAAGATCGGCGAGGCCTTTGTTGACATGGCAAGCCAGGCCGGCGGGGCCGTCAAGAGTTTTGTCGAGGACAGTATAAATGTCGGCGCGACCTTTGAGCGGTCGGTTGATCAGATCGCGGCCACGCTTGGCTATAGCGCGGAGGACATCGCCAACAACGTAGACGGCGCGGCGGACAAGATGGGTGCTCTGGAAGCCAAGGCCAAGGAGATGGGCGCAAGCACCAACTTTACAGCCACGCAGGCGGCTGAGGGCCTCAATATCCTGGCAATGTCAGGCTACGATGCAGAGCACTCAATAGCGATGATTGAGGACGTCCTGCATCTGGCGGCAGCCGGTAGCATGGACATGGCGCAGGCGGCCGGCTTTGTGTCTGGAGCAATGAAAGGCTTTAATGACGAAACCAAGGACTCCGGATACTATGCCGATCTTATGGCCAAGGGTGCCACGCTAGCAAACACCAACGTCGTCCAGTTGGGCGAAGCCTTGTCAGGATCAGCGGCAACCGCAAAGTCATACGGCCAAAGTGCCGAGTCTGTTACGCTGTCGTTGTTAAGACTAGCAGAGCAGGGCGAGACAGGGTCCAATGCGGCCACGATGCTGTCTGCGGCCATGAAAAACCTTTTCTCCCCGACTGATCAGGCAAAGAAAGCGCTGGAAGAGTTGGGCGTGTCCGTATTTGACGAAAAGGGCAAGGCGCGAGATTTTAACGTCGTGGTCAACGAGTTAAATCAGGCGCTGGCCGGGTTTAGCGATGCGGAGCGCACGGCATACGCTGACACCATCTTTGGCATCCAAGGTTTCGATGCGTACAACAAGATGGTCGTCACGTCCACTGGCAAGCAAAACGAGTGGGCGGAGGCCCTTGCGGCATCATCGGGCGAAGCGGCGCAGCAGTACGCGACGATGACGGACAACCTGCAAGGGGACATTGACATCATGAACAGCGCCATGGACTCCCTCAAGCTGTCAATCTATGAGAGTTTGCAGCCGTCGCTCCGGGACATGACGCAATTCGGCGCGGACGCATTTACGCAGATGGCGACCGCGATGGAGACGCAAGGCCTGCCGGGTGTCCTCTCCGTGATTGAGGGGATCCTTGGCGACATGGTGGCCATGCTGATCGACAGCGCGCCGGCCATGATCGACTCCGGCCTGACCCTCTTGGAGGGCATGATCACCGGCATGGCCGAGTCCACGCCGGCGGCGATGGACACCGCGGCCACGCTGATGATGACGATCCTGGACACGATCCTGGCGCACCTCCCTCAGCTCCTGTCTGCCGGTGCCACGCTCCTCTTGTCGCTCCTTTTGGGGATCATGGAACACCTGCCGGACGTCTTGGAGATGGGAGTCAAGCTGGTCACAAGCCTAATCTCCGGCCTGATTGGCATGCTGCCATATCTTGGCGCGGCGGTGCTTGAACTGGTCTATGGCATCATCAACATCTTTGCGGGAACCGATTGGGGGCAGTTGGGTCTGGACATCGTCAACGGCCTGTGGAACGGCATCACCTCCATGTGGGGCTCATTTGTCGAGAACGTTGGAAACCTCTTTTCGGATTTTGTCGGCGGTATAATGGATTTTCTTGGCATTGCCTCACCGTCAAAGAAATTCAAGTGGATGATGGAGATGGTCGGCGAAGGTTCCATTGAAGGCCTGGACGCAGAGGAGGACGATCTGCACAGGACGGTCCGCCGGGTATATGAGCAGGTGCCACTGATCGCCGAGGATGCCCTTGCAATGGACGACTATGAGGGGCTATCCCGCGGACGATTTGAGCAGGATGTGAGCTATAACCTGGCGACGGCCGGGGCAATGGGCGACACAACGATAGAGGTACCGCTGTATCTTGACGGCCGCGAGGTCGCCAGGGCAACGGCCTGGAACATGGGCGAGCAATTAGCATGGGAGGAGATGTAGCAATGAGCGACATGACGGTAAACGGCACCGATATATCCGCATATAATGGAGCATCCCTCCTTGACTATGTGATTGGTCAGACCCCGCTGACAAACACGATATTCCAGGGCGTAAATGATTCGCAGTGGGTGCCGCTGTTTAGCGAGTACGGCCTGCGTGACATCTACATCACCATCATTTTCTCCGGGACAACGCTACGCAACGCCAAGCTGGCGCGGAGCCGGTTTAACGCGCAGGTTTATAACGAGAGTGAGATATACATCCCGGATGATGGTTTTTATTATCGCGCCTCCTGCGTGGAGTTAGGTGATGAGGAGCTTGTGGGCATCGGCGACAATGAGGCGCAAATCAAGGCCCGGTACCACTTCAAGGGCATACGGCACGGCAGTCTGTCCACCATCACCACGGAGACGGTTGGCGCCAAGGCATACGTCAACTGTCTCTCAACGGCTCCATGGTCGGCGTGCCGGCTGGATGTGCCGGTGCTTGAAGGCGAGGGCAACGTGACCATCGTGCACCGCGTCAATGGGACGGCGGTCAACACTGTCAACTTTGGCTCATTGCCTGGCACGGCTGGCACCGCAATCCTTGACGGCTTTAACAAGCGGGTGTATTTGGGCGGTAACTGGCTGCCAAACACACAATGGACAGGGACGTCTCCATATATACGCCTTGCCCAGGGCACCAACGAGTTTGACATCCATACGACCGGCGGGACGGCCGGCGAGCGGACGATCACGGCATACTATTATCCGATCTATCTCTAGGAGGCGAGGGCTATGATTTATAACGCGTGGGAGCACGCCCAAATAAGCAACCAGCAGATAGACGCGATTGATTATTACATCCGGCAGGTCTCATCCGGCTATGACGAACTAATCTTTGAGACGTCTATCAGGAGCCCGGCGGCGCGGATCATACAGGAGGAGCGCCCAATGATTGAGCGCTCAGGTACCATCCAGGCGAACAGGTACCTGGTGAAATCCATTGACCACGGCAAGACCACGATGACGGTCAAGTGCCAGGTAGACGTGGACGATTGGAAGGCGGATTTTTATCCGACGTTTACGCCGGATGGGACGCGCGTGACGCCGGGCGACATTGTGGCGCAGATCCTGCCGAGCGGGTGGCACGTTGCACCGGGTCCAAATTTCCGGGCGATCCCGGCAGAAGCGGCAAGCATGGAAAACGTCACGCCGCTGGACATCCTTGACGGCATCCGGGAGCTGTATCCCGGTTTGACGTATAGATTCTATGCCATCTCCAAAACGATAGCAATAACGGCCGCATCAAGCGGCAGCGACACCGGCGTGCTTGTGTCGTTGGACACCAACCTGCGGGCGACATACTACAAGGGAAAATCCACCAGCCTAATCACGAGGCTGTACGCGGAGGGCAAGGACGGGTTGACGTTTGCAAGCATCAACGACGGCAAGCCATACGTAGACAGCACGGCGTACAAGGATGGCGCGATTATTTGCGGGTACTGGAAGGCCACGGAGTACACGGACGCGTCCGACCTTTTGGCGGCTACTCAGGCGCGGCTTGCCACCTTGTCGGTACCGGAACGGTCGTTTGACATAGACATAGCCGTAAGCGATATAGAGCAATTTCCACTTTTCGGCGTCGTCCGGCTGTCAGATGACACCATACCAAGGCCCATCTATCAGGGCGTCACGATCAGGGTGGCCGAGAGGTGGATACACCCTGACCATCCGCAAAAAAACAAGGTCATCCTGTCAACGGCTCCGGCGCGGATCCAGACGCAGGTCAAGGCCTTGATGAAAGCAATAGGAGGGTGACGATGTCAAACATTATCACAGCGGTATTTACAGGCTGCAATCCAAGGTTCGCGGCGGCCACGCCTATGAGCTACCAGTGGGACAAGGGGCAGATCCTTAAGATCATCGGCCTCTCCATCCCGTCCGGGACGCTTGCGGACTTTGTCATCAATGGCGACTCCGTGACGCAGATGATAAGCGTAGCCGATAAGGTTGCGACGGTGGCGGTGCCGGATGCTCTTTTTGAGGAGGCCGGCGCGTATATGATCTATATCCGTTACCGCGAGGATGACGCAACACAGGAGACGGAGTACATGATTTTGCTCACCGTCCTGGAGCGCACCAAGCCCGACGATTACGACGACCCGACGCCGGCAGAACAGAGCATGTTTCAGACCGTCATTGACACGGTTGAGGAGGGAGTGCAGGACGCGCAGGACGCGGCTGTTTTATCCCGCTCCTGGGCCGTTGGCGGCACCGGGACAAGGGCCGGAGAGGACTACAACAACTCCAAATTCTGGGCCGATATGGCCGCACAGCAGGCCGCAGATGGCGGCTTTGTTTATTTTGAGATAGCCTATCCGGGATATTTGATGATGACACGCTCCGATAACCTGGATGATGATATAGATTTTGCAATCAACGATAGCGGTGAGCTGGAGGTGATACTGAATGAGTAAGAAGATAAACCTGGGCCGTGTGACGGCCTACGCGGACGCGGTGGCGGCTGGATATACCGGCACCCGCGAGCAGTTTGCGAATGACCTGGCCAACGCGGCCAACTATGCGGCGGAGGCCGGAGACGCGGCAGAGACCGCGACAGAGGCCGCGACCACCGCGAGCACGGCGGCAGGGACCGCTACCGAAAAGGCCGAGGAAGCAAGCGCGGACGCGGATCAGGCCCATGCCGATGCTCAGGCCATCCTGGGCGCAAAAGAGACGGCGGTGGCGGCTGCTGCCACGGCATCCAGCAAAGCAGGAGAGGCCGCAAACAGCGCACAGCAGGCGGCGGCAAGTGAGACGGCGGCAGCAGGATCCGC